ATGAAAGTTATCTGTGGTGTCAAAGTCATCGTAATACGGTGACACATTCAAATCGGTTTTTTGCATATCTTAGTATTCCACTACTACTTTAATATCTTCTGTTTGGTCAGCGGCTCTTGAAATCGCTCTTCTGTTTTCAACGTAGATAACACTACCACTGTCTCTCTGTAGTTCTGGAGCGGCATAACCACCACTGAACAATACACCATTGACAGTTGTTGATACTGTTGTGTCTACACTATAACTTGCACTTGAAGATGAACCTGTTACTGCAGCACCTGTTGAGAATGCAGTAAGGTCACCATCACTATCAAGTCCATATGAAGTATACTTTTCTTGAGCATAATACAGAATCTTATTGGTTGCATCCCATTCAATCACACGACCTTGAGCACCAGTAGTTGCTTGAGTGATTAACTCATCTACTTGGAAGTCTGTTGTGATAGAACCACTTACAATCAACGCACTTGTTGTTCTTGCAGTTGAAAGGGTAGCGGTTGTACTTGTCAATGGGTCAATTGGATTTTTAACAATTCCAACTCTTCTAAAATCGTTTACTTGTGTTGCATCTGAGTCAGCGGGTTCAAACTTACCTTGAACCATAACATAGTGACCACCAAGTTCTGCAACATCATCTTTACCATGACCACCTTCTGGTTCAATCATTGGTGTAATTGCACCAGCAGTTGCGGCGTTCCAATCAGTTAATGTTGCACCAGAGATTGCAGTTGATACTGCTGTGTCTGTAAAGATGTTTGTACCAGCAAGGTTAACCGTTGCAAAGGAATAACCAGCACCGATATTTTGCATTGATGTGAAACCAGAACCATCTCCGAACTCTTGAATAACTCCACCAGAAACAACCAACTTGATAATCGCAGTCGTACCACCATCACCCTTAACAGGAGTGTAGTATGTTCCGTTTGGATAACTCGCACCACCAGACGTTACCATAACAACATGGATTGGTCTTGCAGCTGCGGCATTATCGTTCACTGTAACAGGCATAAAGTCTGTTGTCAAGAAGTTTTGAATCTCTGAAGTTGTCAACTTGTACATATACTTGATGTAATAGTTTGCATCATGCCAGAACGGCCCTGTCTGTTCAGATGTCGGTGCAGTACCAGAGATATTGGTTGCACCTGTTTGAACAGGGTCACCGTTGTATAACACTTTGTATACACGATGTTCATCAGTGATAAAGTAGTATGTAGAATCGTACACACTTGTTGCACCACTTGATGTTGTTGTTTTTGTTGGGTATGAACCTGTTGTCGTTGTTCCAGAAACATCGTGACGATACATATCAAACGCAGAAGATGTTGAAAAGTTTCTACGAGGAATTGCAAAAGTTGTGTTGGCAGTACCAATCAATTTTGCAGCAAGCATATCATCCCAATAATATGATTCTGGTGCAACGCTATCGACAGGTGAAGGTGGAAGACTATCAGAAGTCGCACCCTCAGATGTCCAAGGTTGTGATTTACCTACGAACATATAATACTTGTCTGTACCGAATGAATTCTTAAACGCAGTGGCACTAGACTGTCTAAATTTTTCTGTGATAATTGCTGCCATTTTTCTTTCCTATAATATTATTTATGGTTGTACCCAATCACCAATAGTTAATGGTGTTTCTAATGCTTGGATTGCATCCCAATCTGCATTACCAACTTCACATGGCACAAAACATGATTCAAAAATATCTTCTCCATCACCATCTTGGCCAACGCAAACTTCTACATTAATTATACTTTCATCTTCTGTAGCGTATACTGCGTTTCTATATTTTTTATCAAAATGTACGTTATCTAAAACACTCATATTCTATTCTCCATTAAGTGGGTAATTCTGCGTTTGCTTCAAGGTAATGGTATGCATTTGCGAATCCACCAGTATTACTAACATATGATGAAAATGTTTTTCTACCAGTTCCAGTAACACCCACAGATATATTAACATTAGTATCACCACGAGCTTGGTTTGCTGTACCAGTGTGAGTGTTTCTTGCTGTACACGAAGGGGCTACTCTCATGTGGGTTGGAAATTCCCAGTTCCAAGTGTTTTGCCAACCATTGTTACCAAACGATTTTTTACCGACATAACCGCCGCCACCAACATAATTTCCAGCTTCCCAATTAGTTGTAGCGTAATAATATCTGTAACAATCATTAAGTTCTTGTACTATGGGTCTATACTCAAAAGGAGTAGCATGACTGCCAATCTCTAACTGCACTTCTCTAATATCATAATAGTCAGAACCACCAGCAGTTCCAGTTGGTATATGAGTAAATGCAACGGTGATTTGTGTTCTATCAGTTGGAATAGAAATACCTTCAACCTTAAAAGTTTGCCATGATGTTGTTAGTGTATGTCCAGTTGTACCATAACCAGCTAATCCAGTCATACCAACAATGTTCTGGTCTTGACCAGTTCCACCATAAATTTGAGAAGTTAAAGTGCTGCTTGTTGGAGAAAATCCAGAACCTTTTCTTGCTCTAAATGATAAACTTACAGTTTTACCAGCAAGATGTTTTGAATCTAGTGTTTCAATTCCATTTGCAAAACCCATTTGGTTTGTGTTTGAATCACCATTTGCTCTTTGAAATCTCATGTAGTGACCATTACCTTCACCAGCACCAGCATCTGTTCTTGTATGAATAGATAACCCGCCTGGGCCACCGAAACTTCTCCATCTATCCATTGCATAAGTATTAATTGTTGTATTAGTATTAGCTGCAGTGCCTGGATTAATACCAAATCTTTGATTGATATATCCATTACCATTGATGATAAAGTTTCTTCTACCCAAAGGTAATCCAGTATGAATGTGTTCAGCAGTTACCGTATTTGCAGCAACCTTTGCAGAGGTTACTTGGTCATCACCAATCTTTGCAGAGGTTACTTGGTCATCACCAATCTTTGCAGTTGTTACCGAACCATCTGGAATTGCAGTGATGTCAGCATCGACTGCACCAGCAGGAATCTTTGCGGCAGTTACAGCATCATTTGCAATTGCGTTTGTACCAATAGTATCAATTGCCATTGTTTACCCCTTATGCGATTGTAGCACCTTGGTTTGCGACTGCAACCCAACCCACTGTAGTATTGTATACGAGAATAACACTGTCACCAGCATCGTTAAATGTAATAGTAGTACCACCAGCGAAAGTAGTTGGTGTAAGTGTTGCGTCACCACCATCAACAATCATTGTGATAACTTTAACTTGCCCAACTGTACCGTTTGCAAGTGTTAATGCATCTGTACCTGTTGATGTGATTTCAGTAACCGTATCAGTAAGGTTAACTGCACCAGCACCAGACAGAGATTGTACTGAACCAAACAGACCTGTCAGTGTTGCTGAAGTCAGTGTCTTGTTTGTAAGTGTCTGAGTATGGTCTTTGAAGACAAACTCATCATCACCAGTAAGTAACGGAAGAGTTACAGTTCTATCTGCAGCAAGTTCTGATACTGCAAACACATATTGATGGTCAGACGATGTGTCTTCAATCTGTGGTGTTGTCAGAACAGGACTTGTCATGATAGCGCCTGTCATGGTTTTGTTAGTTAATGTCTGTGTTGCAACTGTGCTTACAAGTTCACCGTTACCACCAGCAGGAAGTGTCAGAGTGTTTGTTACACCAGCACTATGTGGTTGTGCTTGAATTTTCTGACCATGATTATTATTACTACAATTTAATTGTATCGTTCCAACAGTTCCAGAGGTTGTTCCATCACCTCTAAACTCAACGATATTGTTATCAGCAGTAATCTCTAATGCACCACCAGTTCCAGTGATTCCACCAGTAGTCAGAGTTGTAATTGTTTGAGAAGTAGTTGTACCACCAACGACACCATTAATTGTCGGTGCGGTCAAGGTAACAGTTGAAGCATCTGCACTAATACCTGTAGTTAATGCTGTTCCTGTACCAAGTGCGGTGTATACCTCTACGAAGTTGGCGTTAACTTTACCAGCACCAGTACGAAGGTCATCACCTGTTCCGTCATTAGCACTAGTTCCACGCCCGATTGCTTGATATGCCATTTTTGGTATCTCCTAGAATTTATTTATACCTTTATTTATAAGGTTTCCATTACCCATCATCAAAAGTTGACGAGGATTGGTCAAATGTATTTGCAATAGTACTGAAGTCTACTGGAAGACCAGCAGTCTCCTCATCAAATGTCTCTGCACTTGTATCAAAACTAATAACAGTTTCAGAGAAGTCGGTTACTGTCGGTGTTGCACTTGCGGCACCACTTTCAGAGAATTCGTTGATTGTATCATCAAATGTGATAAACGTATTTGAGAAATTACTTGTCGATGCAGTTGATGTAATATTAATCTGTCCAGGCGGCGGCACATTAATCCTTGTAGTAAATGCAGCCTGTGGAATGTTAATGTCTGTTGCATCAAATCCTTCACGGTCAGAATCAAAGGATTGTGTTGTGTCATCAAAACTATCTACGTTTCCACCACGTTCAGATACTTGGTTAATTCTGAAATCTTTAAATTGGTCAATGTTATAATATGCTCTGTCATTCTCACCACTTCTTGCAGTTCTTCTAAAGTCTGGATAGTGTGCAAGGTCTGAGTCGGTCAACATAGGTTCAACCGCAAAGGCATACTTTGCAAGGTTTTCCAGAGTAGGCCCGATGCCCAAGTTTTGATTTGCACGAACCACACCAACAAAGACAGTGTTAACTCTTTCAAGAGTAAGTTCACGTTCAGTGTTTGATAAGATTGCGTCACTACCAAGTTTTGGTGTTGCACGAAGAGTTGTTCCATCATCCACTGTACCAAGTCTTCTACCGAAGATAGTCGTAAAGACTGTCTTGAGAAGAGATGCAAGTTCTGGTGTAACTGTACCCTCTGGGTCAGTAAGGTCACCAGCAGTAAATGCGTTAACTCCAGCAGTAACTTGACTAACAATAGAAACCTCACGAAAGACTGCCCAACCAGCAGGGTGGACTGTTCTCTTGATTGCGTTTCTCCAAGTGTTGATAGATTCACCAACCTTCACAACGTATGAATAATCTTGATAGAAGAAACTATCTTGAATTCTCATAACGTCAGATGATATCTTACCACGTTCACCTAAGAACTCACCTGTCGTTGTTGCAATAGAACCAACTGTAGGATTGATAGTTGCAATGTCTACTTGAGCAACAACTGCACTAGCACCAGCAGTTGTAATTGTGTCACCAACATTAATTGTTTCACCATCAAACGAAACAGTATCCGAATCAAAACTTACGGTATCAAAATCAAATGTTCTACTTACATTTGTAATGTCCAAAGAAAGAAGTTGTCTAGAAGCATCATAAGAGGATACTCTACCAACAACTGGTGCTGTTAGTGCATCACCAGCAGTAAATGTACCAGTTACATTCTTGATAATACAATGTCTGAAAGGACTAAAGATAGGTGTTTGTGTATAACCAAATCCAAAGTTTGTTATACTAACATCTTGTAGAGAACCAATACCAGAAGTTGAGATTGGTAATAGTTTTGCACTAGAACCATTTGTTGTTGTAATACTTGTTATAACAGGAAGTTTAACATATCCACTACCACCATTAATTAATCGAACATCAGTGATAGAACCTGCTTCATTTGAAACACCCAAGTCTGTGAATGTTTGTTCTTCAAGTACTATTTTAGTACCATGATAAGAGTCACCCATGAAAGATTGTGTGAAGTCTTCTAAAACAATATGGTCATCTTCTTCCATACCATATTCTAAGATATCACCACTCTCTGGAGCAACTGCACCACCAACAACTTGAACGACAGCAGAAACACCAGTACCATCCGTTCCAGTGTTATTGAAATTAATTGCGTCATTAACAGCATATCCAGTACCAGCGTTGTCAATTAAAATATCATTAACAGAACCAGAACCAACACTGTTTACTTCAGCAGTAGCAGTCGTACTACCAGCAGAACCAATGTTTACCTTTTCACCTACAGTATAATATTGACCTTCATCTTCATTACTAACTTCTGCACCATTGATGATTGAATACACTTCAAAGGAAACATCTTGGTCAGTCAATACAGATGTACCTTTAACAGTTTCACCCGCTTGAAAAGTTCCTGTCTGTGTATCAGCATCAATCTCAATTTCAACAATGTCTGTAAAGTTTTCACGAATACCAATTTGGGAAACTGGAATACCTGTTGCACCAGATGTTTGTCCTGTGACAGTTTGACCAATTAAATCACCCACATCACCAGAGATTTCTCTGACACGCATAATTCTTCTTGTTGTCCAAACACCATCTGATGGACGTAACATATTTTCATTAGGATATGTTATAGTAGCATCTTCATTGAAAAGAAGTCTGAAGAATAACTCATGACCTTTTCGTGTACCCTTTGAAATATAAAGGTCACGAATACTTTTAATAAGTCTTCTCTTATCAACACCAGTGTCAAGATTATCTACGATACCATCTAAGAAGGAGTCTCTAAAGTTATCAAGGAACTTATAGATGGTAGCATCTACGTTTGTATATTCTAAAAGTTGTTGTACGTTTTGTACTGGGTTGGCACGATATGTTTGTACAGTTCCAGATGAATTGGATTGCGAACCATTGACAGTCTCACCAATAATGAACTGTGTCTGTGATGAAATGAAAAGTCTTTTATTATCGTCTACATCGTCAACTAAAACAGTTGCTGTTGCGCCAGATGTAAGACCAGTGATAGTTTCTCCAACTGTGAACTTTGCATCTGAATCTTCAAGAACAATGTTATCACCATTCTCATCTAACATAAAGTTAGTTGATGTTGTTTCTTGAACAAGATAATTGTTTACTTCACTAAAAGTAATCTCAGCACTTTCAAGAAACTGAAAGTAAGTTTTTACAAAAGACGAAAATACAGGATGGTCTGACTGAATGAATTCAGGCAGTTGCGAAGGAATTAAAGATGATATTTTATTTGTTAGAGTATTATCGTCATGAGACATTATTAATATCCACTAGTTGTAGATGATGATGTTGTTTCATAAGAACTGCTTGTTGTGTATCCAACACCAGCAGATGCACCACCACCAGCAATAGTATCCTCATTTGCAGCCACGGTTGTGTTAGTAAAGTCAATCTGTAAAATTTGATTTCGTACTGCAACAACATCAGTTGAGTTTGGTGTTACAACAATTCTAAATTTAGAAGACGCAGTACCATCAACATTCGATACTGAAGTAACATTCAATGATGTCAATACGATTTTACCAGTATTATAATCTATCGTACCAGCAGTTTCGTCTTGATATGTTATAGTTGTACCATCAGTATAGTAGAACAAACGAACATTATTGTTACCATCATCATTCAAGAACATCTCATTTGAATTACCAGAAATATAAAAACCAGTGGATGAAAGAACTCCACCTTCAGCGGATGCGTGACCAGTGTGTGGATTATAGATTGCGTTATTAAATTCAATCTCATACTTTGTTGATTTGTTTAATGTTGGTTCTACAAACTGAGATAGTTTTAGTGTAGTGATATTTGAAAGAATAGATTCATCAACATCATCAATCAATCCTGTAACAAAAGAATGTCTAAACACTCCATCAAATTTTTGTAGTGACGTTGAATCATAATTTTCTAATGCTGTACGAACATTACTGATTAATGTTTCAGATGTCTTTGTTGTTCTTTTTGTGTTGTATTTAAAATTAACACCAAGACGAATAAATGTTGTGGTTGGGTCAACAATAACAGGTGTCACAGATGCAATAGTATATGTGTTCTTTAAATCAGATATAATCTGTTCTTTTGCCGATGCAGTAATTGAACCAGAAGTTGGAACAATAGAAATATATGCACGACCATAAACAGCGATAGAGTTATCTTCTCCACCCCAAACCTGTACTGATTTAGTATTCGGATATACCTTTGGAATAATAACTTTATAATCTTCTGGGGTAACCGCACGACCCTGTGCAGCATAATCTAACGGTGCGTTCAATTTGATTGACTGAACAGATTCCATTTCTGCACCACCCGATGCAACAGATAAAGTTGTTGTGGTAACATCTGTAACACCAGAGATAGATGTTGTAGTTCTAAAGTTAGTTGCACCATTCGCTAAAGTTTTATTTGTTACAAGGTATTCCATAACAACAACATTGTTATCGGAAACTGCACGACCAACAATACCATCCCCAAAGTAAATTTCAAACTGTCCGTCATCACTCTCCTGTAAGAAGTAAACATCAGATGTAGAACTTACTTGAGTGATATCTGTCGCAAGTGTGTATGTGGTAAAGTTTGTTGCAGCGGCATCTGAATAAACTTGAACTCTTAATGATGTAGTGTCTGCATTTGCATTTGTCAATTTAAATTTCTGGTCAACATTCTTTGTGTCAACGGTATATCTATTCTTGACCATAGTTCCTTCATAGATTGGAATATTAGAAAAGGTAAGAACACCATTTGTTGCGGTAGCAGTGTAATCAGATAATGTGCGGAATTGATATTGAACATCATCAACTGTGGATGTAAATACTGTGTTTCTTAAAATAGTAGCACTTGTTAATGCACCAAAATTATTTAATGTAACATTGACAGTTGCAGAAGGCGCTCTTGCGGAGTTTGGTGTATAACCTAAAGTCTTTGCATGAGATACAACCGAAGAACGAACTGATGCAGTGTCCAAAAACATTTCATTTGCAGCCATGTTGACATTCATTGCAAGGTAATGTGTATTGTACGCAAGTACATCTAGTAGTGCGTTGATACCAGAACCTTCAAAATCGTAATCAGTAAATTCATCTTGATTACGCATAAATGTTTTTAGATTTGTTTTGATATCATCAAAGTCAAGTTCTGTTACGTTTAGTCTTTTGTCTGTGGTTGCCATTATCGTATTCTCTCTAAGTTGAACGTCATGTCAACAAGTTCAGACGGTGCGTTCTCTAAATAAAATTCTACAGTTACCTCGTATTGGTTATCATCAAAGTTTGGGTCTACTCTAACACCATCATTGGCAAGTCGAACTCTTGGTTCAAAGTTTGTGATGGTATCTTCAATCATTTTACGCAATGTGTTTGAAACAAACGGTGTCATATTCTCAAACAACAAACCCCTTACACCAGAACCAATCTCTGGATGAAAAGGTTTTTCATAATGATTATACATGACAAGGTTGCGTACACTTCTTTTTACAGCCGCAACATCTGTTAACGGAGTCAAGGTTTTCTTCACTGGATGTTTAGTGAAGTTGAGGTTTAAATCTTTATATACCTTTGCACTACGATTTGAATCGTTAGTCGTTTGTGCATCTCTGTATGCGGATTGAACTGCCATCGTAATCTCTCTTTGTATTATTTAGTCTGTTTATCCACCAGCAAAAACATTTCCAGAACCAGATGCAGATGCATTTGGCACCCAAGAACCATGACCACCAGTAGCATCACCTTGTCGATGAACTCCTCTACCATTTACGAATACTGTACCAGAACCAGCAGTTGCTGGGTCACCACAAGAAGTCGTGTCACCAATTCTAGTTGTTGATGCACCATTTGTAAATACATCGCCTGAACCTGTTGCGTATGCGGTTTGATGAAATGGGTTTGGTGTAGGACTTGCGTGACCTACATGACTATCTAATCCTACTCTTGTTACTGCGGGCATATCATCTCCTAGTTCAAATCAATTCTTGCGGCATCAATATCTAAGTTACCAGTAACCGCTGTAGTTTGATTACCACTAAATGTTTCGACAACATTTCCAGCGACTGTCTCTGTTTTAATACCACCATAGATATGTGCGACAGCACCAACCACGTTTTCGTTCTCAAGACCAAGAATTGTTTTGGTTCTGAATCCTGTTAGTGTTGTTTGATGTGTATTCAGAACGACATCGCTTCCAAAGGTTTCTGTAACATTACCCTTGACAACTTCATTCTTGTTTCCATCAACTTGAATATCCCAATCACCCTTGATATATGTTTTGCAGTTGGAGTCGATTGTAAGATTGACATCACCTTTAATATTGCAGAAGTTACTACCAGCAATTATCTCATAGTTCTGTCCAACAACTCTGGTTACCTTATTTCCATCTGCATCAATCTCTGTGAATGTTCCACTCTTATGTTTCTGATATATTCTTTCCGCATAGGGTGTATCATCAAACTCAACAATGTGTCCACTCTCTGTTTCGTATGTACGATTGTATGGATATTCGGTGTTTCTTCTTTTGTAGGGAGCGACCCTATCTTCCTTTGTTTCTGGATTGCGACCTTCTGCATCTGCACCACGAATTGAATCGTCAGTGGTCTTTGGTTCTTTCCATGTGATTGCGGTAAGGTCAGTGTTGGTTGCTAGTTTGTCTGTCCATGTCGATGCAACATCAACAGTAAAGTCTGCATCACCTAGAATCTTTTTTTCATTTGCGGTAGGAACATCTTCTGTTACCGCATTGTCTCTTTCTTCAATCTCTGGATGAATATTCTTTTCATCATTCTTTGCAAGTCTGGACACATCACTGTCTTCAGTTCTTAATGGGTATGGGCCATAGTCTGGTTTATATGTGTATGCTTCCTCACTTTGAGTCGCACCCTCATTGCGAGGGTCATTAAAACCTTTATCAACTGTTTGAGATTCAGATGGAACGCCAGGCAATGTTCCGATAACAATTGGTTCTTGCATTTTGTCTGGGTCACGAAAGAAACCAACAACCCAACTACCCTCAACAATAAATGGCATACCCTCACCTAGTCCGCCCATTGAACTAGTTGTTGTCGGCATCATAACCCATGCCCAAGGTAAGTCTGCTGTTGGGATTTTATTTACGTCATCAGTATGGTAACCGACACAACGAACACGAACACGACCAAGTTTATCTGGGTCATCTCTATCTTCAACGACACCAGTGAACCAGATGAAACCATCTCTGCCTAAAAAATTCTGCATATTAAAACAATCCTTTATTGGATTATTTATACAGAAAGGGGGAACGATTGTTCCCCCTTGATTGGCGACTCCGGCAAGACTCGAACTTGCGACCTACGGTTTAGAAGACCGTTGCTCTAATCCAACTGAGCTACGGAGCCATTAACTGATATTCCACTTTAACTCAAGTTTGCCTTTCTCAAGACAATCTTTAATGTACTCCATATAACTAGTATCTTTTTTTGCAATTGCAGTATCTAAATTTCCAATCATAGATTTTTCTGCCTCACCAAAATTCATTATGAACTGACCTTCTGAATCTTCCACAGACATTTTTTTGTTTTTCCAATCTTGATAAAAGTAACCCATAATATTCTCCTCTCTTATTATACAAGTGCTGGTAACTTAGGCCATGGTGTGTTGATACCGTTAATGATATCCAAGTAAGAGCACACGAACTCCAACTCCCATGCCTCATTGTAAACCATGAACAGGTTGAATGCATCGAACCCTGTTAGACCATCGTACTTGAAGTCATCAATGTCATGTGACTGCAAGTAGTAATCTACAGCGTTACGGATTGTTGCGTTTGTAAACATTATATTACCTCTCTCCTAGTAGGGGCAATCTTGATAGTTACCCCAAAGTTCATTCCACATTTCTGTGACCGCACCTTCAGCGATACCAATATCGAAATGTGTCTTCAGACCAAGTTGGTCAACAACCCAAGACTTCACTTCAGAAATGTCTTCTGATTCTGAAATCTTATTCTCAAGACCCTCAAGGTCATAGACATTCTCTTCAATGTCCATCATGTAGTTTTTCACTTTACCCATTTTGATTCTCCTTATAGATTATAATACCACCAGTGACAAGCAATGTCAACCCTATAAAACAAATAATCATCATTTCTTCTAGGGTGTTTGCATACTCCATGCACTTACCGTCACAGTCACCAGCACTGCCTGCAATCGCAACCAGACCAGCAAAAATAAAAAACGCACCTAACATCTGTTTCAACATTACGCAGCCTCCTTCACAACTTCATAGTCTTTACCAAACTTACCAACATTCAAGTGAATGTAAAACGCAGTGTCAAAGTAGTCAGTCATTGCGTCACTGTCATCGTACCACTTCTTGGTAGGAGCAGTCTTTGCAATCTTGACAATCTTGTCAAAGATTTTTGCGTTCTCTTTTCCGTAGAAGTCACCAGTGTGATAAGTGTTGATTTGGTCATACCCATCGTTCTGACCAAGAGTACCTTTCTTGTACTCACCAGCATAACGGTCAAAGTATTCAAACTCTGCAAACGCAGGGCCTTTCATCATCGAAATTGTGACACTACCATGCCAGTCACGAACAACAGAAAACTTGTATTGAGGCATCTCCGCCTTCAGTGCAACACGAATTTTCTTTACATCGTCAGTAGAAATATAAGCCATGATTTTTCCTTTCTCTCTCAATTACCCTTATACTATATCAATGTTCTGATAACAAGTCAACACTTTTTTTCACTTTTTTTAAAGTTTTTTCGCACTTTTTTACACTTATAAATCAATGACTTATCCCCACTGAACATCGTTGTCAGCGAGGATAATGTCACGAACTCGTTCACGGTCAAGCGAATCACCCCCACCCCACTCAAGTGATTCGCTCTCACCGATTTGTGCGATGTAGGTTTGTACACCCTTGATTACCATTGAATTAGTCAAACCCTTGATAGGGTAGATACCATCTTTCTCATTGTAGAACGAATCTATATAAGCGATAAAGTCACATAGTAC